CGATGAATTCCATGTCCTGGTCATGCTAACTCCCATGCGGAGATGGCGAGGTATGTTGCGTACCGCACTAGCAAGATTCTTGCACTCGAAACCTCTCGAACGCTTTCAACCCGTCCAAAACGGTTTTGTCCGTTTCCGCTTGCAAACCAAAGAAGGTATGCAGGTGACCACATCCCGGGTTGGAGCGACACATTCAGTCGTTGTGCCAAGCCATGTTGATGAGAGCATAGCAGCACAAGCAAGATATACCAGCAAGCTAACATTAGCCAATGTTATGTCTTGGCTGAAACACATAGAGAATGACGAGGAAAAGAAACGAGCTGCCACCGTGCTTTATGACTACTACCGCACGGAGAATAGACTACCCCTTCTAACCACTTACCCGGTTGACGAAGCCGTACGCTCCTACGACTTCGACGTAGAAGCACCGGAAGAGGTTAAGCCGTCGATGGTCGCGTTCATGCAACCTCTCATCAATGAAGCCTTTGTCCCTACGACAAGCCAATCCAACCTCGATAGGGCTCATAAAGGCAGAGTCGATGATGTTGCCTGGAAGAAAACTTTTAAGCCGAGATTCCATGTAGCGAACGCTGTCAGAGAATTCTTAGACCATGTGGCCCTTGGAAACCAAGGATTAGATCCGATGCCACTGGAAGAGGTCTATTCTAGGCAGAACCGCCCATCCCAAAGGCGGATCATTGATGAATCAATCCAGGATGACAAGAAGACCTTGAAAGCTTTCATTAAGAAGGAAGCTTATGAGAAGCCAAAGGATCCACGTATTATCACAACAGATACCCCGAAGCACAAGACACGTTTCGCCCAATTCATGTACGTGGTGATGGACTATCTAAAGGCACATCTCCGGTTTTATATGCCAGGCAAAACTCCGGAAGAGGTCGCAACGAGGATCGCTGACATAGCTGAACCCGCGACCAATATTGTCAACGCTGATATATCTCGCATGGATGGAAGAACCACGTCTTACATCCATGAGGCTTTCGAGATACTCATCAAACGCTTGTTCAAACCTTGCTATGCTGAGGAACTCTCAGACCTGCAGGCCAAAGCGACTCAACGCGAAGTTGCGTTGAATGGTCGTGACGATGCCTATCTGAAGTATTTTTCATATTGGATTATTCTTTCAGGAGGTATGGGAACGTCTGCATTCGGTACGTTCGCAAATGCTTGTGGAATTTACGTCGGTCTTAGAACCTTCAGACATTCCAATGGCACTTACATGTGTTCAGAGGCTTGCTGGACGCATATGCAGAACAAAACCGTTGTCATGGGAGATGATGCCTGTGTTGCTGACGCACCAGTGCAAGCAATTAGGCTTGGTGCGAAAGCAATTGGCCTCAAATCCGAAGCAACAAGTGTCAAAAGAGGTGACTTGGGAGTTGAATTCCTCTCAAGGGCCTATAGCCCGAACGTCTGGTATGGAGACAACAATTCAATGACCCTTCCATCCAGACAGCTCAGTAAGCTTCACGTTACCGTCAACATTCCAGCGACACCAATCGAGAAGCTTCAGGAAAAGGCTAGAGGATACCTCTGTTCAGACAGAGAGACTCCCATTCTCGGAGATTTTTGCCGCAAGGTAGAAGAACTCTCCGGAGGGAAACTCTTTGCCATGGACAAAACAGCCGAGATTGCTAGATGGCAATCTGATCTCTCAGAAGATGTACAGTTCCCGAACAGCTATGCTGAATGGATGGACGACGTCGTCGAAAGAGATCTGCCTGGATTCAACATCAATGCTTTCCACGAGCACCTCACAGGTATCGAGTCTTTGGATGATCTGCTAGTCATGCCCTGTTTTCAGGACATCAAGCCAGTAGTGACAAAGCACCCCGTTAAGGTAGACGGCATCATCCATGGAGAGCAGGAAGTAGGCAAGGCGAAGCCACGTTCGAATGGGAGGAACGTGGTGGCCCGACGCGGGGCCAAACCCCTTCATTTGAAGGGGAAAAAGCGGGCGTAAGCCCGCTTCTGGGAAGTCTGATTATGGAGGGGGGTTGCTTGGTGTCCCCCTGCGTTTAAAACCATAATTAGACTATAAAGCGATATCACGCGAATTACATCTATGAACGATGGCAAACAAGAGAAAGAGATCGAACAGACAACCAAGACGCAACGTCAAGAGACGTCGCCTAGCCAATCCAATGAAGGGAATCATGGCAGCACTTGCAGCAGATGCGGTGAATCCTTTCACTCGGAACGCAGGAAGCAGGATTTTCGATGCAAACTGTACTCCTGTTATCCCTTACCATTCAGTAAGGCAGATTGTCATTACGTCCGACGCAAACGGACACGGCGCGGTAGTAATTGCACCCACCTGGGCTGAACAGCTCTACCTTGCACCTACTATCAGTGTCGCTAATGACATGACAGCCCTTGGAGCAGCTACGGCCGGTTCAGGTTACTCCGCCACGGCGTTTGAGTCATACCGAATCGCGTCTTTTGGTGTCAAAGTCAAAGGCATTGTTGCCCCACTCAATGCTTCCGGATATGTCAGAGCCACTACTGACATCACAACAGTTGCCCACGATCTCACCGCCCCACAGAACCATCTTGCATGCAAGACTGTTCCTTTGAGCGGATGCAACTTCGGAGTTCTCTCTAAACCCACTGGCATTGAGGCTTATGAGACTATTCCGATTGCAACCGGCTCCGACGACTACCACGGATGGACTAGCATCACCATCTCTCTCGACGGAGTTCCAGCCAGTACCGCCTGTCTCTATGTTGAAGTTTGCATCAACTACGAGATCTTCCCAGCGGCTGGCGCTGGACAAAATCAATTCGCCCAGAAGGCTGCACCGTCTCATCACGGTCTTTCTGGTGCTATTGACAATCTCAGGAATGGTGTCGGCGAGTTTGTTGAAGGAGGCCTGGAAGGTCTAGGAGTTCAACAAGCAGCCGGCTGGCTTTACGGGAAGGCCAGAGGAGCCCTCGGCGCCGCGGAAGGCGCAGTGGAGTCCGTGGCCCCCGAATGGGCAGTCCCTGTCATTGAAGCGGCACCCGAGCTCGCGGCGACCGCGGTGAAAGTTGGAATTCCATAACTTTCCTTCAATGATGTAGAAAAACACCACCGGTATAACGCCGGCGCCT